GGCAGGAATAATGGCCTGTTTAACATCGGCGTTTATCTACGCAAGGCATACCCGGACAGTTGGGAATCAGAGATCTTAATACATAACGCTAAGTATCTGGACCCTCCGTTGCCTCTTAATGAGGTCAACCTTGTAGCGAAGCAACTAGGCAAGAAAGACTACGCTTACAAGTGCAAAGACGCCCCGATCTGTGATTACTGCAATGCCGACGTGTGTAAAACACGGAAGTTTGGTATTGAAGCGGCAGTGTCGGGTGCGACCATCGCAAATCTACGCAAGTACAACTCAACGCCCCCGGTGTGGTTCATGGATGTAAACGGTCAGCCGCTAGAGCTGGACACGGATGCCTTAATGAATCAGATTGCGTTTCAGCGTGCGTGCGTAGAGCAGTTAAATTTCATGCCGAAGTCCGCGCCAAAAGCATCTTGGGAATCTCGCATCAATCAGTTATTGACCGAAATGTCCGATACCGATGGTTCCATTGTAGAAGTGTCGCAAGACGCTAGCATCTCTGGTCAGTTCTATGACCTGTTAGAAGAATTCTGTAATGACATGCAGAAGGCTGAAACTAAAGAAGAGATGCTGTTGCGCCGTCCGTACACTGACGAAGAAGAGAACCGCACGTACTTCCGCTTAAAAGATTTTACTGCGTACTTACACAAGAATCGTTTCTTTGACTTTAAGTCGCATAAGATTGCTCAACGTCTGCGTGACATAGACGGTAAATCTGTTTCTATTAAGATTAGTGGCAAGGCTACCCGCGTGTGGACGATCCCTGCATTCCAGGGTTACTCGTCAGCTATCAAGACGCCTAACTTAGAAACCCGGCAAGAAGAGGCTCCTTTCTAATGTTTCGTATCTTTGGACCACCCGGTACAGGCAAGACCACTAAACTATTGAACATGGTAGATCAGGCGCTTTCGAATGGGGTCAATCCCCAGGACATTGCGTTTCTTGCTTTTACTCGTAAGGCCGCTGCCGAAGCAAAAGAAAGAGCCGCTAAACGATTTGACTTGGACCCAGACACAGACCTGTTTTATTTTAGGACTCTACATAGTCTGACGTACAAGATGCTTAACCTAAAAGAAAAAGACTTAATGCGTGGCCCACAGTTCCAAGAGCTCAGCGAACGCATTGGGTTTCAGTTAAACACGATTAAAAATGTAGACGTAGAAGACGGTAAATCAGGGATCACGGAACATCCTATTCTGTCGATCATTAACTTAGCTCGATTAAAAAAGACAGACCTTCGAACAGAGTACAACGCAAGCAACATACCTAACAGTTGGGATGAAGTTTTGTACGTGTCCGAATGCTATTCAACCTACAAATCGTCTAACAGGCTGGTAGACTATACGGACATGCTGAAGTTGTTTGTAGAAAACTACGATCGTATCTGCCCGCCTTTTAAACTGGCTTTCTTAGACGAATCACAAGACCTTTCACCACTACAATGGGACATAGCTCATGCCATCGATAAAAAATCCGAACGAATGTACTGTGCAGGTGACGACGATCAAGCCATCTACCGCTGGGCTGGGGCAGACGTTGACCACTTCATCAACCTCCCAGGAGGAAGCGAAGTTCTCAGTCAAAGCTACCGCGTCCCTGGGGCAGTGCATCGTCTCGCTGAAACCATCGTCAACCGTATCCATCACCGTTTCCCCAAACAGTACAATCCCCGAGAAGAGCAAGGAACCGTCCAGCGAATCTCCGACATAAGAGCTATAGACATGTCTCAGGGCTCGTGGCTCGTGATGGGTCAGGCAAACTATATGCTCACGGATATAGCCTATGACCTTAAGTCTATGGGTTATTTGTTCGAGCGTAACGGCGCACGAAGCATCTCTAATAGTTTATCCACTGCGGTAAACAGTTGGGAGCGCGTGCGTAAGGGTGGTTTAATTCACGTAGAGTCTGCTCGTATAATTTATAAGTACATGTCTAGCAACGGTGAAAGGATCAAGCGCGGTAAAAAAAGAATAGTGGGTAAAGACGATGACCTGCTTTCTTTTGAAATGTTAGTAGAAAACCACGGATTGTTAGCCCCAAAAGACATGGCCTGGTTTGACGCTCTGGATAAAATACCCGCTAACGACACAATATATATAACCGCTTTATTGCGCAGGGGCGAGAAGTTTAACGCCGTGCCTCGCATTAGACTGTCCACGATCCACGGAACAAAAGGCGGGGAAGCTGAGAACGTGGTTCTTATCACGGACCTGACTCGAGCCGCTATGGATAATCCCGGCGATGATCTGCACCGCGTATTTTACGTTGGTGTCACTCGCACCATGGAAAACCTTTTTATTATTGAACCCGAAGATTTCTCTAGAGCTTACATTTTATGAAAAAACAAGACTTCGATCCTATGTATTATAACGCCTGCTTATCATGCGGTGATAAGGAAGCAACTGCCGTAGTAAACGTGCAGAAAAACGAAAGACTTGGCTGGTACTGCGCTAAGTGTCAACATTTTTCAGAAGCGATACTCAGAGAGAAAACTTGGAGAGCCGCCAATGGCCAATAACAAATTACAGATGGCTATGTTTCCGCCACAGTCCGATTGGTTGCCGCCAGAGCATCCCTTTCCGGACGCTGTCTTAGAAGCAAAAGAAATAGCCATAGACGTCGAGACACGCGACCCGGACCTTAAAACGTTTGGTCCAGGCTGGCCAACTAAGAATGGTGAGGTAGTGGGTTACGCTATAGCCATACCCGGTTGGAAAGGTTACTTCCCGGTCAACCATCTTGGCGGCGGCAATATGGACGCCCGGCAAATAAACAAATGGCTTAAGAAAGTGTTTGAAGCGCCAGGCGATAAGATAATGCACAACGCCCAATACGACCTTGGGTGGATACGTGCTATGGGCTTTGAAGTAAAGGGACGTGTCATCGATACGATGTTGACCGCTGCGCTGCTAGACGAGAACCGTTTTAGTTACAGCCTTAACGCACTGTGCTACGAGTACCTGGGCAAGACAAAGTCTGAGCAGACGCTTACCGCTGCGGCTGTTGAGTTTGGCGTCGATCCGAAGGCTGAAATGTGGAAGTTGCCCGCTATGTACGTGGGCCCTTACGCGGAGGTCGATGCAGAGATTACATTAGAGTTGTGGAACCACTTTAAGAATCTTCTTAACAAAGAAGACTTATGGGACATATGGAACCTTGAGACAGACTTGCTGCCTTGCTTAGTCGAGATGACAGAGAAGGGTATACGTTTTGATGTAGACCAGGCCGAGCGAACGAAACAATATCTGATGAAGCAAGAAAAGGAAGCCCGACGGGATATTAAACGGCTTGCGGGTTCTGACGTAGAAATCTGGGCCGCGGCATCCATCGCTAAAGCGTTCGACAAGGTAGGCATAAGCTACCCTCGGACAGAAAAAGGAGCGCCGAGCTTTACCAAAACTTTCTTGAGCGAGCACCCACACGAACTGGCACAGTCTATAGTCAGGGCGCGTAACTTAAATAAAACCCAGGGCAGCTTTATCGACGGTCTAATTAAGCACGTAGCGCGCGACGGTAGGATACACAGTCATATCAATCAAGTGCGTTCTGATCAAGGCGGGACAGTCTCAGGCCGCATTTCGATGAACAACCCGAACATGCAACAAATTCCGAGCCGTGATCCTACTATCGGGCCTTTGATCCGCAAACTGTTTCTGCCGGAAGAAGGTGAGCAGTGGGCGGCAATAGACTTCTCGCAGCAGGAACCACGCATCTTGACCCATTATGCCAAGGTGTTCGGCGACTACCGTAAGCTAAACATGCCCGGTGTCGAAGAGTTTGTTAAAGCGTACAACGAAAACCCCGACATGGACTTTCACACCATGGTAGCGGAGATGGCAGACATTCCCCGTAAACAAGCGAAGGTGATCAACCTGGCGATGATGTACGGCATGGGAGCACAGAAACTAGCGGCTCAGTTAGACATTACATTGGATGAGGCCAAGGCCCTCGTTAAGAAGTACCACAACCGCGTTCCTTTCGTTAAAGGGCTGACCCAAGGCATACAGCGCCACCTCGAAGACCCACGCTCTCCAGGCTCTATACGAAGTATTAAGGGGCGTAAGTGCCGGTTTGATCTGTGGGAGCCCGATAGCTTCGAGATGAACAAGGCCATGCCTTACGAAGAAGCCGCCGCGGCCTACGGACCAACGACCCGGCTCAAAAGAGCTTTTACTTATAAGGCGTTAAACAGGCTTATCCAAGCAAGTGCTGCCGACATGACCAAGCAAGCGATGCTGGACTGTTACCGGGCAGGTAAGACGCCTATGCTTCAGGTACATGACGAACTGGCGTTTAGCGTTAAAGACAAGGAAGAGGCTACGAAACTATCTGAGATCATGACTAGCGCAGTAGATCTGGTTGTTCCAAGCAAATGCGACATAGAAATGGGCCCTAATTGGGGAGAATTTGTTGAAATTACTGTGTAGTATTATATAATCTCATACATAAAGGTTTAGGAGAATGGTTTTGGATACTAACAAATGGAAATCGGTTTTGCTTCCGCGTGAAGTGTATGACCAGCTATACATCGTTTCTAAAGTAGAGGGGCGCACGCTTAGCGGGCAGCTTAGGCTTATCTTTGATTACTGGGTAGGGGAAAACCTTAGTCAGAAAGACAAAGCATACCTTTTAGAAGAAATGGAAAACAAACGCATAGAAGAAGGTCGGCCTCGCCCGGAGTTTACAAGATGAGTAGCTCGATAGAAGAGGGTCTTAAGCAGGCTCTTTTAAAATTAAAGAAAGAGATGGCATCTGAAAACGTTTCCAAGTCTTCTGTCGATAAAGCTAAGGTCTGGTCAGAAATGATTAAACTTAGAGAAGATATTAAGGACAAGAATGAAAATAACAGTAGAGCTTGAGGATACCGACATAGAAGAGCTTATTGCTTTTATTCTTGAGTATAAAAAGCTAAAAGATAAGACTAATGGATCTTATCCTCAGCATTGTTCCAATCCAGCCAAAGAAGGTAACGATTAGCCTCATTCAACGTTTCTTCACAATCGGTACACAGCATTAACTCAACTACCGGCATTTTGTCGGTTTCTCCGTTTATTACCTCCACGTAAGCTAAAAACCGTTTATCGCAACGTGAACAGCAAAAAAGCTGCGCTTCGTCGTCAATCGTTGGCTCGTCTACCTCGATACAACCAATCTCTAATGGTATCAATGGGGATGTCATAATGTTTTGCTATCCATTTAACAGAGCGTTTTTCTACATTTCGAGCATAGCGGACAGCCGTGACTATTTCAAAAGAATATTTTGCCGCGTGATGTAATTCCATTAGGTTTTCCTGGTGGTTGGTTAAACACAAATAATATAAGAAAATGATGTGAGTTACAACTTGATTTTATCTCTAATATCATATTTAATGTGTATTCAAATAAGGAGAAATATTACATGTCAGAATTAAAACCTGTTTTAAATGAATCATTTAGCGAGATTTGGAAGAAAGATATAAGAAAAATTGCAGATCTTCTTACGGAGCATCTGGAAGACCCGGAAATGTTGTTAAAGACTCTTGCCAGTTTTGTACAAGAGGCGCGCAACGAAGGTTTGCCTAAAGATCCTTTTCACTAGGGGGAGTTGACAACGTTGGTTTAAGGCATTAGCTTCAAAAGGGTAGTATCCCTTGAGAAGGACGTGAGCCCGCGGTAGAGCGCACTCCCACAAATTGGCTCCCGCGGGTTTTTTTTTGCCTATGCCTAGACAAACTAAAGTAAAGCCCGATTCTCAGGGCTCTCGATTATGCACTTCGTGCAACAAAGTTAAAACGTTATCCCAATTTGAGCATTTTAAAGAAGGGCAGATACGGGGCGTCTGTCGGCATTGCGTGACTCTGCAACGATCAAAAAAAACCTCGGCTACTCCTGAATCCTACA